GGACGCAACGTGGTTAATGCGGCTAAGCCGCGCCGGCGCGGTGGCTGCAATACGTTTTACGTGGGCAGTAAAAAGGAGATGGCGCTGGAGTACATTGCGGCATGTTCGCTGTTCGCCAAGGCGTTTAACGAGCTGGCACAAGCCGATGTATATGAACAGACATTCTGGGATAGCGGCAAGCAGGAAGAAATCCTGGCATATATGATCCGCTTCCCGAAATCGGGTTTTAAAATTCAGGCGCTGTCGTCCCGCCCCAGCAACCTGCGGGGTCTGCAGGGCGATGTGGTAATTGATGAAGCCGCCTTCCATGAGTCGCTGGAAGAGCTGCTGAAGGCGGCCCTGGCATTAACCATGTGGGGCAATAAAGTACGGCTGATCAGCACGCATAACAGCGTCGACAATTTGTTTAACCAATACATTACGGATGCGCGCGAAGGTCGTAAAAATTACAGTGTGCATCGCATTACGCTGGATGATGCGCTGGCCGATGGTTTGTATAAGCGCATCTGCTATGTCACTGGTAAAGACTGGTCACCAGAGGCTGAAAAAGCATGGCGTGATGGCCTGTATAAAAATGCCCCTAACAAAGAATCGGCCGATGAAGAATACGGCTGCATACCGAAAAAATCCGGTGGTAATTATCTGTCACGGGTATTGATTGAGGCGGCCATGGTTGCTGACCGGTCATCGCCAATACTGCGTTTTGAGGCCCCTGGCAACTTTGAAGAATGGACAGAGCCGCAGCGCGAAGCGGAAGTGGACACCTGGTGTATGTTGCACCTGCGCCCGCTGCTGGATGCTTTGAATGTCGACCACTGCCACTACTTCGGGGAAGACTTTGCCCGAAAAGGCGACTTAACCGTTTTTACGCCACTGGCGGTCGATAACCAGCTGCGCAAGCGTGTGCCATTCCGGGTGGAATTAAAGAACGTAACCTACGGCCAGCAGGAGCAGGTTATGTTTTTTATTCTGAGCCGCCTGCCGCGCTTTACCGCTGCCGCGTTTGATGCCACCGGCAATGGTGGCTACCTGGCTGAGCAGGCCCGCCTGAAGTACGGCGTGGATATGATTGACAGCGTTATGCTGAATCGCAGCTGGTACGCCGAGTGGATGCCGAAAATGAAGGGTGAGTTTGAGGCATTTAATCTGGAGATCCCGCGCGACCAAACCACCCTGGATGATCTGCTGCAGATCCATGTAGTGGATGGCATACCGCTGATTGATAAAGGGCGTACCAAAGACGAAGGCTCATCCGACAATAAAGCCAAGCGCCACGGCGACTCTGCCATTGCTCTGGTCATGGCGATCCGTGCCAGCTGGATGGACGGCGGCAGTATCGAATTCACACAAATGCCAGACATCAAAGCCAACCGCTGGGACGGTAACGATTTGGATGACGATCTGGTATTTGATCGCGGGTGTATTTAAGAGGCGTATATGAAAATTCCTTTCCAAAAAAATCTTGCCGACTTTATGGGGCGTATGGTTTCGCGCGTGGATATCGCCCAGCGCCAGACCGAAGAATCGCGGTTCTGGATGTTGTCAAAAGAGCTGGCAGAACACCCTACGCGCGGCCTTACACCGGCGCGGCTGGCGGCCATTATGCAAGAGGCCGAGCAAGGCAACCTGATCGCTCAATGCCAGCTGGCAGAAGATCTGGAAGAAAAAGACGCCCACTTATTTGCCGAGCTGCAAAAACGCAAAATGGCATTGCAGGGTGTGGATTGGCAAATTGTGCCCCCACGGGATGCCAGCGCTGCCGAAAAAGCCGATGCGGCACTTATAGAGCAGATCATTACCGACATGCTCAATATGGACGACATTATTACGGATATGTCGGATGCCATTCTGAAAGGCTATTCCAATCAGGAGTTGGAGTGGGAATTTGTCGACGGTCTGCATATTCCGCGCTCGGTGGAGTATCGCCCCGGCAGCTGGTTTCAGCTGAACCCTGACAACCTTAATCAGCTGCGCTTGCGGGATGGCAGCCATCATGGTGCCGAGCTGCAGCCCTTCGGTTGGATTTCGCACACCCACAAGGCCAAAAGCGGATACCTGGGCCGTATGGCTCTGGCGCGGGTGGTTGCCTGGCCGTTTTTATTTAAAAACCTGAGCCTGCGTGATCTGGCCGAGTTTCTGGAAATTTATGGCCTGCCGGTCAAGCTGGGGCGCTACCCGTCAGGCGCAAACGACAAAGAAAAATCCACACTGATGCGTGCCCTGGCAAGTATCGGCCATAACGCCGTGGGTATTATTCCCAAGGGTATGGATGTCGAGTTTAAAGAAGCGGCTAAAGGTGCCGAAGGCCCGTTTAAATCCATGATTGATTGGGCTGAGCGCTCAATGAGCAAGGCAGTTCTTGGGGGTACATTAACGTCCGGTACCGGCGAAGGTACGAACACCAACGCCCTGGGTAATGTACACAACGAAGTGCGTAAAGAGTTGCGCCAGTCTGACTTAAAACAAATTGCCGCCACGCTGACCCGTGATCTGGTATTTCCGCTGTACGCGCTTAACGGTAAGTCGTTTAACGGCAATCGCCGGCTGCCTTTATTTGAATTTAATACCAAGGATCCGGCAGACCTTGCCTATCTGGCCACCAACCTGCCGCCGTTAATTCAGCACGGTTTTAAAGTGCCAAGCTCATGGCTGTACGATGAAACGCAAATTCCTGTGCCGCAAGAAGGTGACGAGATTCTGCGTTCGCCATCACAGGCACCGCTGCAGGCACCGGCCCAGCTGCGCGCCAACTGGCAGCGCCCTGGCTTTGCAGTATTAAAAAGCCTGCCGCCAATGGATGATCAGCAAGCGCTGGATGATGCGTTAAACGCGCTGACCGAAGGCCAGCTGAATGACCAGGTGCTGCAACTACTGACTCCGGTATTTGCGTTGGCAGAAAAAGGGCCAGAAGAACTGCAGGCCGGACTGGCTGAGCTGTGGCCGGATATGGCAGACACCCAGCTGGAGGAGACGCTGACGCGTATTTTGTTTGTCTCTGAACTCTGGGGCGAGTTAAGCGGTGACGTCAATGGCTGATACCATCAGCCTGTCGGCCGTCTTTCGTATGCAGCCAAAAGACGCGGTCAGTTATTTCCGCAGCAAGGGTTACCAGGTTACCGATCGCTGGCAGGAAATGCTGGAGTCAGCCCATGCCCGTGCCTTTACGGTTGCCAAGGCCATGCGTATGGATCTGCTGCAGGATATCCGCAGTGCGGTTGATGACGCGATAAGCCAGGGGCTGACCGAGCGGGACTTTATTAAGGCGCTCAAGCCTAAGCTGCAGGCCAAGGGTTGGTGGGGCGAGCAAGTGTGGGTTGATCGCAACGGAGTTGCGCGCAAGGTTCAGCTAGGCAGTGATCGTCGGCTGAGAACCATCTACCGGGTTAATACCCAAACGGCCTATATGGCGGGCCGCTACCGCCGCCAGGTGGCCGCTTCCAAAACACACCCATACTGGCAATACATCGCGGTGCTGGATGGTGCTACCCGCCCCAGTCACCGCGCTTTAAACGGCAAGGTATTTCGTTGGGATGATCCGATCTGGCAATACCTGTATCCGCCCAATGGCTGGCTTTGTCGCTGCCGGGTGCGGGCGCTGACAGCGGCCCAGGTTGAGCGTATGGGACTGGCAGTAGAAAACAGCGCCGATATCCTCAGAACCTTTCAGGCGGATGTGGGTATGGATGAGCGCACCGGTGAAGTATTTCAGGCCACTCAGGCAGAGGTTACATTACCGGATGGCACCGTGATGCGGCCGGATAAAGGCTGGTCATACAATCCTGGTGATGCGGCCTACGGTTCCGATCGGGTGGTTGCTCAAAAACTGGGGGCGGTTGCCGACCCCGACCTGCGCAGCCAGATGATACAAACCCTTAACAACAGCCCGTTGCGTCAGCAGGAATTCAGACGCTGGACCACTGCCGTACAGGCGGGTGAATTGCCAGCAACCAGCAAGCAGGCGCTGGGCTTTATGGATGATGGTATTCAGGCGGCCAGCGGGCTGACTGACCTGCCGCCACTGCTGACAATGACCGCCGACCGCATAACCGATGCATTAACGGCAGAGCAATACGCCACACTGCCGGCGGTTATTGCAGCGCCAGCAGCGGTATTGCTGGATACCACGACCAGTACGGTGCTGTATGTATCTGCCGGCGATAACGGAGAGCGCATTGTGATAACCGTATCGTCCGCACCCGGACAGGCTGACAGGGGTGTTGACGCTGTTGCTGATATTGCCCGGCTGACTACCACTGATCTGCGGGCCAGCCGGTATCAGCTGTTACAGGGAGCATTATGAGCACGATTAACATAAGCGTTGCCGATGATGATGTTTTGCAGGCCATTAACAGCATGCTGGATAAAAGCGTCGACCTGTCTCCGGCCATGCTGGAGATTACGGCGATCATGGAGAGTGCCGCAGAGGGAGCCTTTATTGATGAAGCCGATCCGGCGACCGGCAAAGCCTGGGAAAAGCTGAGCGATAAAACCACGATCCCGTGGCGTGCAGAATCAAACCATTGGCCCGGAAAAATATTGCAGGTTTCTGGCGGCCTGGCCGGATCGATCGAAACCGATCACGGCAAAGACTTTGCTTTAATCGGCAGCGGTAAAGTGCAGGCAGCGATGTTGTTTTTTGGTGGTAAGACATCGGCGCGCAGTATGATTCCTGGCGTTGAAATACCAGGTCGCCGTTTTATAGGGTTGTCTGCATCAGAGCAGCAGGATGCTGTAAAAATCATCCGCGATTTTCTCGCCGAATAAACAGGCCTGTACGAACGAGCGCAGCCGCAATGGCTGTCATCGCCCGCACAAAGGGTTTAATACCGTCTTAAATCGTTTATAAATCCAATGATTGCCGGTTACTATGCTGGCCGCGTGTTGCTTAAATCAAAAAGGGAGTTAGACATGGCATTACTTATTCAAAAAATAAAGGCGGACTCAATTGCAGAACAGGCAGGGCTGCTCATAAACGATGTGTTGCTGCGCGGCAACGGCGTTGAACTGGAGCGTATTTATGACATAACCGACATCGCTGCAAAGGACGATGATAAAATACAGCTTGAATTTATCCGGGCCGGAGAGCTGCAAACGATAGAAATGTCGGGACGGAACTTTGGCCTGACGCTGGAAACAGGTACATATCAGGAAACAGAACCAGAGCCGACGCCAGCAGGCTTCACTCCACATTACTTACCTACCTGGCCTTTCACCACTCGTTACGGTATCAGTCAGATCGTATCAACCTTAGGGATCATATTGGGTTGGATGGTCGTGTTAGCTGGCATTGTTGTGTTATCGGTACAGGGGAAGGCTGGGCTATGGTCGGCAATAACACTGGCCCTTGCTGGTATAGGTATTGTGCAGGTGGCGCAAATCAGTCGCGCCTTAACCGATACCGCTGATCACACCCGTGAGATAATGAACATCCTGTCCAGAAAATAACCTCCCCCCGCTAGGCAGAGGTTTTACCTCTGCTTATTTTTGCCCTAGCAAAATTACCCCGCCGACAATGCCTCTTAATCTGGGGGCATGAAAACACAGAACCCGCTTTCAAAAATTACTGTCGCTGTTCTTACTGCTGCCGTTCCGTCATCGGTTCCGGCGGGCACTCCGATTGCCGCCTGCAGCTTTGAATTATCTGACGCCCATGATGGTTGGTATCAGTTATTACCAGCCGGACATTTTTCTGCACCCGATGGTCGCCCGCAGGATGTTCCTGGTGGTCAGTGGTTTTTAGATGAGCAAACCGCCCGCGATCTGATTGAGCTGACCGCCACATTTAAAAGCGGCCGGGTTATTGATTACGAGCATCAAACCCTTAATGCGGAAAAAAACGGCCAGCCCGCTCCAGCGGCAGGTCGTATGTATGCCAGTGATATGCAGTGGCGCGAAGACGGCCTGTGGATTAAGCCGCACCTGACTCCCCGCGCCAAGCAATACATTGACGATAAAGAGTACCTGTTTTTATCGGCTGTATTTCCCTATGACGCCGCTACCGGCAAGCCTCTGTTTATCCACTCTGCCGCTTTAACCAACGACCCAGGGCTGGATGGCCTGCAACCTTTTGCCAGTTTAAAGGCTGGCGGATTACACCATCAGGAGACAACTATGGACCCTATTTTAAAAGCGATGCTGGAAATGCTTGGCATTACGGTAGAAGACGGTGCCGAGCCAGATCAGGCTGTTTGCACCGCCGCACTTACTGCATTAATTAACCGAGCCGCTACCAGTGACACTCTTGCCACTGAAGTTGCTGCATTAAAGGCTGCTGCGCCCGCTGCAACAACTACCACCCCGGACCCAACGCGCTATGTGCCGATTGAGGTTGTTACCGATCTGCAAACCCGCCTTGCAACACTGTCAGCAGAAACCCAAACGGGTGAACTGAGCACGCTGATCGCTACCGCCAAAGCCGATGGCCGCCTGCTGCCGTCAATGGAGTCCTGGGCGAATGAGCTGGGCAAAAAAGACATCGCGGCGCTGAAGGCATATCTGGATAAAGCAGCCCCTATTGCGGCGCTTAAATCGACGCAGACCCATAACGCGCCACCGCCACCGCCTGCTGATAATGAGCTGACAGCAGAAGACATGGCGGTACTTAAGGCGTCCGGTCTGAGCAAAGAAGAATTCCTTAAATCTAAGCAGGAGCTGAGCGTATGAGTGCGATTGCAGAACGCGATGGGCGCAAGCGCGCCTACCCGATTGCCGCTGGCGTAGCGGTTACCCCTAATACGCCCTATGTATTGGTTGCCGGTTATCTGAATGTTGTAACGGCCGGTGCCGGTGCGGGTATTTCGGCAGGGGTGTCAACACTGGATGTTGATAACACCAATGGCAGTGCTGGTCAGCAACGTGCCGAAGTGGTTGTTGGCGAACATAAGTTTGGCAACGCCGGCGACATTACGGTGGCCACTGTGGGTTCGGATTGCTATTTCGTCACCGATGCTCAGGTCTCGTCTGACAGTAATACCGGGGCGCGCAATAAAGCCGGCAAGGTGACGCAGGTCGACACCGATGGTGTGTGGGTGCAGGTGGGCGTATAGGCCCGGTCAGTAACAACAGCTGCCTGACTCACTTTTTTAAGTAGCCGGGCCGTTTAAATACATTCCGAATTTAAAAAGGTATTGCTATGGATATTTCACCAAATTCTCTGCGCGCATTATACGTCGCGGTTAATACGGCATTTAATCAGGGGCGTGGTCAGTACACGGCGCTGTGGCCGAAGATTGCAACCCTGGTGCCGTCAACAACATCCACCGAGGACTATGAATGGCTGGGTGAGTTTTCCCGTCTGCGTGAGTGGATTGGTGATCGCCAGGTCAACCGCATGAAGTCGCATGGTTATTCGCTGAAGAATAAAAAATTCGAAGGCACAGAAGGCATTCCGGCAGAGCGTATCGAAGATGATACCTACGGCATCCTGACACCTAAGTTTCAGGATATGGGTTATGCCTCGGCTACTCATCCAGATGAAATGGTGTTTGCGTTATTGGCTGCGGGTTTTGATACCCCGTGCTACGACGGTCAGAACTTTTTTGACACCGATCACCCGGTCGGTGAAGGCGATAACGTGACCTCGGTCAGCAATATGCAAGCCGGTTCTGGCCCTGCATGGTTCCTGCTGGATACGCGCCGCCCGCTGAAGCCGCTGATTTACCAGCGCCGCAAAGATTATCGCCTGCAAGCTAAAACAGATGCCGGCACATCAGACCGTGTATTCATGAGCGATGAATACCTGTACGGGGTTGATGCTCGCGGCAACTGGGGATTTGCCTTCTGGCAGCAGGCGTTTGGCAGTAAGGCCGTGCTGAATGCAGATAACTTTAATGCGGCATATACCAAGGTGTCTTCGTTCAAGTCTGACAAGGGTCGTCCGCTGGGCAATATGCCTAACCTGCTGGTTGTTGGCCCATCAAACCGTGCGGCCGCAAAGGCGGTGATTGAAGCGGAAAATAATGCCGCTGGCGCCAGCAACATTAACTACAAGGCAGTGGAAGTAATGGTTGTGCCCTGGCTGGAGTAATCCGCCAGGCTGACCTTGTAGTTGTTAATTTAATCGCCGGTTAAATCTGGAGAACATTATGGCTGGAAAACAAACTACGGCCGCCGCCAAAAAAGCGGCCGCTGCAAAGCAGGAAGCAACGGTAACGGCTAATGCCGTGCAGGATAAAGAAGTTGTGAATGAATCTGGTCAGCCAGCAACGGCTGCCGCTGCCAGTGACGATTCTGCGCAGGATAAAGAAACCACAAGCGAACCTGGTCAGTCGGCAATGGATGCCGCTGGCGGTGAAGAGTCTGCGCAGGATAAAGAAACCACAAACGAACCTGCCCAGCCGGTAACGGCTGCCGGTGATGAATCTGGACAGGATGAGACCACCGCGCTCAGCCCACTGGAAGGGCCTGTTGACGGCCTGTGGATTAAGTCGGTTTCCCCTCGTGGTCGTCGTCGTGCCGGGCTGCACTTCACACAGGATGCTACTGGTGTTGCGTTGTGCGCCCTGAGTGATGATGACATCGCTGCAATTAAAGCGGACCCGATGCTGGTTGTGGAAGAAATGACCTTTACCGGTGACGACGCTGCTGAAATCCTGCGCGGCGCCGGGGCTGAGTAGTCATGGGATATTGCACCCGTGCAGATATGGTTGATCGCTTTGGCGAGCAGGAAGTTGCCGACCTTGAGGCCGGGCGCAGCAATGCCATGGATGAAGCGATCGATGATGCTGCTGCACTGATCGACAGCTATATAGGGGCTCGTTACAGCCTGCCCCTGTTGGCTGCGCCGGTGCAGCTGTTGTCGATCAGTCGTGACCTGGTGCGTTACTCGCTGGATATGGTGCCGGATGAGACTGTGCGGCAGCGTCGTGACTACGCCATTAAGTATCTGGAATCACTCGCAGCCGGGCGCGCGACTCTGGGCATTCCGCAGGCATCAGAACCTGCGGGATCGGATACGGCCGAAATGATCAGCGCGCCGACCCGCTGGGGTCGTGGTAACAGCAGTGGGTTTATCTGATGAGTTTAATGTCGTCGGTTGAGGCTCGCCTGCAGTTGCGGGTGCCGGATGATTTTAAGCAGGTTGGTTCGGCCTTGTCGCTGGCTCAGGTTGTCACCCGCGCTCCACAGGCTGGCATCAGTGTCTGGCCGGTTATGTTATCGGATCGGCCGGCGGGAGATCAGCGTACTGCTGGCCCGGCACTGCAAAAGTCGGTGATTACGATCGGGGTGATTATTGCAATCCGCAGTGTTAATGATCCGCGCGGTGACAAAGGGCTGATATCGCTTGAAGGTGCCCGAAAAATTGTACAGGAGCAGTTATTTGGCTGGACGCCGGATGATGCTCTGGTGCCTTGTTTGTTGGCGCCGGGCGAGCTGATCAAAATGGATAACGCCACCATCTGGTGGATGGACCGCTATACAACATCGGTGCAATACCGCGCACCGCAGAACTGATTAATCAGGAGATAGATTATGCAAAACAATACACGCCGCCGCCTGGTGTTAATCGGTCTGGAAGATGCGGCCGGTAATCTGGATGGCACGATGATGGCGCTGCCGGTGCAAACGGGTTTCAGTATTGCGCCGGAAGGCGAGACAAAAAGCCGCGATATTGTGCGCCCCAGTATGAGTAATATTGGTTCATCCATCGGTGCCAAAAACTGGAACATTAACTGCCCGCTGGAGCTGGTCGGTGGTGGCCTTACCGGTGGTGCGGTTAATAATCCGCCAATGCATGCTGCGTTGCTGGCCTGCGGTATGGTGCAGGAACCGGGCATTATGCTTAATGTTACCAACTTATCCGGCACACCATCGTTGCTGGATATCGGCGCGATGATTACCAATACAACTGCGGCCGATAATGTTGGCTACTCGGTATATTTTATTGCCGGTCAGGGATCTGATGCGGTGGTGTGGGTGCGTGGTGTTGATCAGATTCCTGCACCGGGCGACGCGCTGACATTAGGTACATTAACGGCAACGGCTGGCACCTATGAACCGTCACTGGTTTATCGCTTTGAATCGGATCGTGACCTGCACCGCACTGCCGTGGTACATGCGCACTATGATGGCCAGCGCCGTATTGCCAGCCGTGTGCAGGGCTCAATGCAGTTTGAGTGGGTCGCCGGAGAATTCTGCACGGTGCAGTTTTCATTTAACGGGCTGTATAACACTCCGGCAAACGTCAGCATTCCTTCGGCGGTTTACGCAGATCGCGAACCGCCTATTGCAGAGTCTGCAGGCCTTATGCTGGGTAACTACCCAACGGCCCAGGGCACCATTGAGCGCCTGACGTTTAATGTGCAAGCCGATGTGCAGCCTGTGCCTGACATTAACAGCCCTAATGGTCGCCGCACGTACCGCATTGCCGGTCGTAATCCGGTGGGCACTATTAACCCTGAGTCGGTTGCCCTTGCAGATTACAACCCATTCCGCAGCTGGGAGATTGGTGCCAAAGCCGGCATTACCGCTACGCTGGGCACTGTAGCCGGCGAGCGTATTTCTATCGCCATTCCTGCGCCACGGGTAACAGCTATTGCCGACCAGGAGCGTGCAGGTTCGGATGCTCAGCAGCTGACGTTTGAAGCAACCGGCACCAACGATGACGAATTTTATATGATCTTCCATTAATTAATGGTCGCCCTTTAATTAATAAATACGCGTTAAATACGCACTACCCGGAGAGTGTTACATGTTTAAGCTGAATACCGAACGCACCTATAAATACCCGGTTACCGTGGTTGTTTATGACGAGCAAGGTGCAGAACAGTCTGGTACGTTTACGGCCACATTTAAAACCCTGCCTCATGATGAAAAGCGTGAGGGCCGGTTGCTGGATCATGTACTGGTAGCCGTTGAGGGTATTGAAGTTGGCGGCGCCGATGGTGAGCCACTGTCTGGTACTGCACTGCTGGATGCTCTGAAAAAAGACCCGGCCGCCAGCACCGCCATGGTCGCCGCTTATAACGAGTCCATTGTAAAAAAGAACCTCAGCAAAACCTGATGGATATCGGCAGGTGTTGGGCAGCAGGCCCGGCACCTGAAATGGATGATGCTGATCTGGATTTATTGGTAGACCCGCAAACCGCTGCGGCTATTCGCAGCCAGGAATCAACCAGGGAAACGGAATTCCTGGTGTTGCCAGAAAACTGGCCAGCACTGCAGTTGTTTTTAAGTTGTGCTACGCAGTGGCGATACTCACCGGCTGGCAGCCTGCTAGGAATTGATTATCAGGCGCTGGCTGTTGTGATGGATATGCAGCAGGTTCCTGGTGCTGACCGGCCTGCACGACTTAGCCAGGTGCAATGGATTGAGCGCGGCGCACTGGAGGCGTTGCGCAAACGCTGATTTTACAACCCGGTTATCCGGGTTTTTTTGTACCCGTCAAAAGGATTGACGCCCGCCTTTGTGCCACCCTGATTGCTTATTCCGGGTGGTTAATATGCAAGAAAATCTCGCGTTAAAAGTCGTTCTTACCGCTGATGGCCGGCCGCTTGCCGGCACCTTAAATGTCAGTAAAAAAGATGTGCAGGAGTTTGCGGCGACAGCGGACAGCTCTGGTGTTCGTGCGTCAGCGGCCCTGGACAAAACCACGCACAGCGCAAAGGGCATGTCGGCGCAGCTTGGGCAGGCATCGGTTGATGTTAAAACTCTGACCACCGCGGTTGTTGGCTACATTGGTGTGGCTCAGCTAATGGGTCAGGCGGCCAATCTCACGACCACGGTTGCCAGTTATCAGGATGTGCGTACCCGCCTGCAAGGTTTAACCAAGGAGTCTGGCGATTACGCCGCCCAGGAACAATATCTGACAGAGCTTGCAGGTGAGCACCACAAAAGCCTGCTCACCCTTGCAGACAGTTATTCCCGCTTGCTGACGCTGCAAAACTCCGGGCTGCTTACCAACGAACAAAGCCGCGATATTTTGGAAGGCCTTTCCAATGCCGCCAGTCAATTGGGGGCCAGCAATACGCAGCTTGAGCAGACAATGTATGGCCTTTCTCAGGGGTTAAGTGCCGGCATTTTGCGAGCAGAAGAGTTTAACCAGGTAGTTGAGCCTCTCCCTGGTTTATTGCAGGAGCTTGATAAGGCGGCAGGCCTGCCTGCAGGAGGATTTCGCCAGCTGGTAAATGCTGGCGAGGTCACCAGCGCTATGTTCCGCGACACTCTGACGAAGGCGCTTGAATCCTATTCTGGTGCAGCTGAGCGCACAGGAAATAATATTAATGCTCAGATGGCAGATGCTCAGAACAACTACCTTGCCCTTGCTCGTGCATTGGAACAACCCATTAATAATTCTTTATCGGCTGCGCTGACCGCCTCTAATGCGGCTATGGGGTTTGCGGCCGACAATGCCGATATCATTATTCCTCTGCTGGGCACTGTGATGGTGGCGGCGTTATCCCGACTTACTGTTGGTGTTACCGCGGCGACCGCTACGACCATTAAAAAGCAACTGGCCGATAAGGCGCTGGCGGCAGAAACGCTACGCCTGGCAAAGGCGCACGAGCTGTCAACCGCAACGGCGTTGCGTAACGCTCAGGCAATGGCGGCCGCCGGGCTGGGCAATGGTAAGGCGGCGGCAGCGGCTGCCGCTCATGAGGCTGCGGTTGTGCGGCTTAATGCTGCGCAAATTACGACAACGGCATCATCGCGGGCTTTATCGGCAACCCTTGGGGTTTTTGGCGGGCCGGTTGGGTTGGCGATAACAGCAGGGATTGTGGGTATTTCTTACGCCTTTGCAGAGGCTGCCGAACAGGCCGAAGAGCTTAAGCGCATCACAGCAAAGGCGACGGCTAATCTAGATGCTTATAACGCAAAGCAGAACACCGAGTCGGCATTAAAAGAACGCATTGCCGCCGAAGAAGCCGCAATTACCAGGCTGCAGCTGGCTGCGGCGGAAGGTGAAAAATCCATTCAGAAGCTCAGCCAGGTGATGGCTGATAATCCGGGTGCATCGGGCATTGGTCAGAGTATTGAGCAGATCTGGACTGCGATAAAAAACACGGATCCGGAAATTGCAAAACATGAGCAAGCCATTGCAGAGCTGACGCAGCGCCTTGAAGCGCTGGGTGGTGAGTATGTGCGAACCGGCGAGCAGAGCAAAAAACAACGTGACGCGGTTACTCGTTTACTCTCTCAGCTGGAGGCAGAGCACGCCCAGCTCTCAATGAACGCAGAGGCACTGCTGCGCTATCAGTTAGCTGGCCAGGGGGCTACGGCTGAGCAGGTGGATTATGCCGTGGCTTTGCTGCGATCCAATGCCGCGTTAAAAGACAATGCGGAGGCTCAAAAGAAAGCTGCTGCCGAGGCAGAAAAGTCTGCGCAGGCTCAGCAGCAGTGGCTCCAGAAAACCATTAATTCGATCGACCCGACCCGCGAACTGGTGGCAGAGATTGAGCGTGTTACTGAAGCCTGGAAATCAGGCGAGTTGGCCGGTCTGAGTGAAGAGCAGATTGATGCTTATATTTCAGCGCTCGGCAAGAAATTGGATGATGCCCTGGAGAAGTCAGCATCCACAGGTGCGCGCGAATTTTCCGATATGACCGACCGGGTTGCAGATGCCTTGCAAAATGCCATCGCCAATGGCGACTGGAAAGATGTCGGCCATACCATTGGTGCCATCATGGCTGGCGAGATCGGTGCGGCCGTGTCTGAGTCGGTGGCTAAATCGACGGCATCGTCGCTGGGCTCTGTTGGTGCCGGGCTGGCTGGTGCGCTGTCGGGTGCAATTGTGGGCGGGGCTCTGGCTTATCTTGCTGCGGCCAAAGAATCTGGTTTTTCTGAAAGCTACCTGAGTAATCAGGCATCCCAGGGCACCGGAACTGTGTTGGCGTCTATTAATGAAAAATCCACATCCATTACGAATGCATCAGAGCTGACGGCAAAAGCCACAACGGAACTGGTTGGTATTAATCGCGACATGCTGCTGGCACTGCGTGATTTGCAAAGCGGTATTTCCGGTGCGGTGGCCCTGATCGCCCGTGGTAGTCGGGGGATTGAGTTTGGCTCTCAGGGTGTTGATGTGTCATCCAGTCCACTGTCTGACTTTGCGCCGCTGTTTGAAAATAATATGTTCGACTGGTTATCGGGCGGGTTGATGGGTGACCTGTTTAATTCTGTCAGTGATTTTCTTGGTGGAAGTTCCAAGGTAACGGATCAGGGGGTGCGCATTATTGGCGGCACCTTGTCAGAGCTGATTGATGACACAATGGTGCAGGCGTATCAGGAGATTAAAAGCAAGAAATACGCATGGTCCAGCACCAAGAAAAAAACGTCATACAGCAATCTGGATGATTCAGTTGGCAATCAGTTTGAATTGGTGTTTGAGTCTATCGCAGATAGCGTTTATGCCGGCGCAACAGCGCTTGGTCTGGCTGGCGCGGATGTCGAAGAAGCGATCAATGGCTTTGTTATCGAAACACAAAAAATCAGTCTGAAAGGATTATCTGCGGAAGAGCAACAGGCAGAAATTGAGGCGGTATTTTCAACGATATTCGATGATCTGGCAGGCGATGTTGTTCCGTTCCTGGAAGACTTCCAGAAAGCTGGCGAGGGGCTTGGGGAGACGCTGGCTCGTCTGGCAACTTATGCTCAGGTTGCTGAGCAGGCATCCAGTCGTTTGGGGTTTGCATTCGATGCCATCGATCCCGAACAAATAGCGGCAGCCAGTACTGCCCTGATTGATGCCGCTGGCGGCCTGGAAGATTTTATTAGTGGCATGAGTGGGTTTATCAGTGCGTTCGCGTCCGATGAATATCAACTGGGGTTGTTGACAGATGACCTGACGCAAAGATTCTCGGCCGTAAATCTTACCCTGCCAGATACCCGCGATGGCATGTGGGAGCTGATGCAGTCTCTTGATGCGACGACGGACGCTGGCCGCGAACAAATTGCCACGCTGCTGGAGCTGAGTGGAGCCGCCGATGCGTATTACGCAGCGCTGGAAAAGCAAGGGATGCTGTTAAGCAACCTTATTGGTCAGCAGTCAGGAGATGCGCTAACGCAATATTTTTCTGAGTTGTCGGATTATGTTTCAGCAGAATCCAGTGTTATCGCCGCGGACTATGCTGAGCGTATTGCGTTGCTGCAAGTGCAGTCCCGGATAGCTAAAGAGCTGCGGGATTACACTGATAAATTACGCCTCTCAGATTTATCCCCATACGATCCATCTGAAAAACTGAGTCAGGCATCTGAGAATTTTGCCGCGCTTTTGGTCAGGGCTCAGGCTGGCGACATGGAAGCTGCTGCGGCGCTGTCGGATGCAGCTCAGTCATACCTGGAGAATGCGGACAGCTATTTCGGCCGTACCGATGCGTATGCATCCATCTTTGACGATGTGGTTAATTCGCTGGATCAGCTTGGCCTGGATCTGGCAGCAACATCAACCGATGACATCATTGAGCAGCTGAATGAACAGATGCTTGCGGAGCAACAGCAGCTGCGCGATTTAATGCAGCAGGAGCTGGATTGGGCTGTTGCCAGCTATGACGCGCTCAGCTCTGTTGAGCAATTACTGCAGGCGCTGCCTGGTAGTCTTGGCGATGTGCTCAGCTCGATGTTGAGCCTCCCTGAAAGCAATGATGCCACCCGCCCTGTCCGGCCGGATGGTAGTCATCGTTCCGGTCTTTTGCGTGTGCCATTTGATGGTTATGTGGCGGAGCTGCATGCCAATGAGCGCGTACTGACTGCTCAGGAGTCTGCAGATTACGCTGCAGGTGGCAACTCGGCACTAATGAATGAAATTCGCGCCTTGCGGGAGGAGCTGAATGCTCTGAGGGCAGAGCGATCCGCAGATGCTGCATCGGCGGCCAGGCAGCGAGACGACCAAAAATCCGGGATTGATTCGGTTGCGCGTGCCAGCCGTTCACCTGTAAGGACGGTGTAGCGTGGCGATTACAAATGCGGAATATGCTGCCTGGCTGCGGGATCCGTCCGCGATCAGAGTGTTGCTGGCTGACCTTCACCATGCCAATGGTGTTGAGTATGTTGCCAGCCTGCCTTACGTCAGCAAGCCGACCGACAGTGCGCCTAACCGGATTTATAACGATCTGCTGATCAGCGCGGTCGATGTAACAAGCCGCATCGATGCCGCGCTCGAGATCGGCGACCTGGAACTGGTCGATGATGGCGGGATATCTGACTGGGTTGGTTATCGGTGGCGTGGATATCCGGTGGTGCTGCGGATGGGCAGCCCTGATTGGTCAATTGATGATTTCCGCGTTATAGCACGACAGATTTCAGCGGGCGTTTCATCGGCACGGCGCGGGCGAATGACATTAAGTATTTATGATGCAACGGCGCGCTTAGATACGCCAATCGTTCGCGATTTATTACCTGATGGTTCGGTAGCCCCTCTGGTCCTTGGTAGTGTTTTTGGTGCCGAAGCAATTCGCATTGACGGTGCCACTCTGACCTACAGAGTGTCGCAATTACCCGTGACCAGTCTGGTGGTTCGTGATGGTAATGGTCCGGTGATGAGCCACACTGCTGATTATGCTAATGGGCAATTCAGCCTTGCGGCATACACAACAAGATCAGTCAGTTGTCAGGTCTCTGAACCTCATAACACTGCGATAGAAATCATTCAGTGGGTCGCCTCTCAGTATGGGTTAACGGTTGTTGCGGGAGCGTCCATCCCTTCCTCTAAGCTTGGTTTGAGGTACTCGGGTGACGTTTCCGGGCGGCAGATACTGGATGACGTATGCCAGGCGATTAGCGGCTATTGGTATATAAATTTACTTGGAGAGCTGGTCGTTAACCGTATGGTTTCTCCTGTGAATGCGGACATCGTTATTACGGCCGACGATATTGAATACAACAAAATACAACTCACTGAAATTCAGCAACCATTAAAGCAGCTGACCATCCTTTATGGCCGCAACCACAATCCTCTTAATGAGGTTGCTGGCAGTGTTAATGATGCAGACCCTGCCCTTGCCGATCGCTTGCGCACTGAGTCTTTGGCGGTTTCTGGTAACAATCCGACGACAGAGTATCCACTGGCTCCAGAGGAGGAAATTGAAACGGCTTTGCAAATTAAAGCGGATGCAGAAGCTGAGCTGGCGCGGAGGTTGGCGTTACGTTCGGTGCGGCGCGAGATATGGGAAATCACGGTATTTTTAACGGCAGCAGAAGATGTGATCGGAAAGAGCGTGCAGGTTAATCATCCGCGTATTTCAGGGCGAATTGGCTGTGTAATTAGCGTTCGTCAATCACCTACCAGCGAGCGGCTGATTCTGGAGATTTTATTCTGATGGCTTTAACTAAACGCATCCGTATTCTGGCAGGCAACATCCATAATACGGCGACACTGACAGCTACCAGTGAAGCGCTTCCGGTAGAAAATACGCAACGCTCTGAGCGCGCCATGGTATGGCGCTCGACCAGTTTAAACGAGCAAACGATTACCGGTGTTCTGCCAACGGGCTCAATTGTTGATTGCATTGCGCTGGCCAGACACAACCTGAGCGCCGGCGGTATTCGGCGGATAGAGCTGCTGTATGAAGGCAGTGTTGTATATGACAGTGGCCTGATCCCTACCGCTTTATTAATTCCGGCCGGTATTTGGCGTGCCGGTGTTGATCCGTGGGGGGCAACCTATAACGATCAGCTGCCAGGTAACACCAGCCTGACGGTTCAGTGGACTGACACCAAGTACCTGGTGACCGGTTATCGCATTACTCTCAGCGGAACCAATGACGATGGGTATATGGAAGTTGGCCAGATTTTTATCGGCGACACATTTCAGCCTGAGTTTAACTTTTCGTGGAATGCTGAAACTGACTGGCAAGAAAGTGGCGAGCATTTAAAAACAGAGGGTGGTTCTTTGCGAACAGTGAGTCTGGGGGATTTGCGCCGGCAGGTTAATATTAATCTCGACTGGATTATTGATTCTGACCGGACACAGCTCATCAGCCGGCTGGGTAAGGCAGGCATGGGATCAGACTTGTTGATATCTCTTTATCCCGACTCGGCCAGCCAGATGCTGGAACTGGAAGGCATTATGGTATGTCGGCGTCTCAATTCAATTAATACCAGGCATAACCTACCGGGGAATTGGTCGGCTGGTCTTACATTTCTGGAGGTATAGATATGGCGGTTACTATTCGCGTGCCAGGCACGATCGATCTTACAGACCAGCGTATACAGGTTGGTGATACGGTTGCATTTGTTGAAAAAATGAATGCTACACAACAAAAGCTGGAGGCTTGGACCAGTCAGGATTGGAATAACTTTGCGGCCGATGTGAGTGCTGCGGCTCAGGCAATATCTTCGGATGCTGACGCGGTGGCATCGGCTGCTCAGCAGGTTGCGGCTAATGCGCAGCAGGTCGCCACTGATCGCGATCAGGTCGCGGCTAATGCGCAGCAGGTTGCGGAGGACCTGGATGATATTGAGGCTGTTGGCCAGCAGGTTTCTGCTAATGCGCAGCAGGTTGCAACCAATGCGCAGCAGGTCGCCGCTGATCGGGCACTTGTTGAGACTATTAAGCAAGAAATTGTTGATTCTGCAGATATTAAAAATGCGGTAGAGGCAGCGTCTGGTGGTCGCCTTACTGTACGCCTTACCGATAAGGGTCAACCGTGCGTATTTTTAAAGGTGCCGGCGTTTAACTGTGAGGATGTTGCACCAGGTGGTGAGTTGGGCATGGGGCTACATCCTGCATTTGTAAAAAATGGCAGCCCCGTGCCTTATATCTTGGTGGGGCAGCACATAGCAAGTTACTCGGATGCTGAGATGCTTAGTCGGGCCGGAGTATCTCCGGCTGTCAGTAGGACATACGATCAGGAGCTGGCTGCGGTTGCGGCTACTGGTCAAAACTTCCGGCAACTGAACAATTTAGAGTGGGCAGCTGTAACCCTCTGGTGTATGGCGAATGGATATGAACCCCTTGGTAATACATATTATGGCCGCCACCACATCAAGCGTTGGGAGACTGGTGTGCGCAGTGACTCTAATGCACCAGGTGCGGCTGTTGGTGTTGCGCATACTCTTACAGGTAGTGGTCCAGGCTCGTGGCATCATGATGGTACGGCGGCAGGAATTTCAGACATGGTGGGTAATGTCTGGGAGCGCGTGTCTGGGATGAAGCTGATTGACGGTGTATTTCATATTGCACCAGATGGTGGTGACTATCTTGAGTCTGCTTATGTTAATACAGGGTTTTCTGCTCCTGCTGAGGGAACCTTTTCATCCAGAACAGCTTCTGCGATGGGATTAGAGCAGAGCCTTCCTGGTTGGTCTGGCAGAATTGATGGTATGACCTTGGCTGCTAATGGCTACCTGGTTGCTGTTGGTTATGCTGGAAAAGTTTGCCGCAGCGCCGATGGCGGAATCTCATGGGGATCTGTTACTACCATTTCTGGCTTTAGCGGCAGTACAAATAACATCGTCACTTTGGATAATGATGACCTAATCGTTGTCGGGGCTAATGGCGTGTACAGTCGCAGTAGCAATAATGGTGCAACCTGGGTGTGGGGGTTAACAATTAGTGGCTTTGGTGACATATATAGCATTGCTCAAGCCGCTAACGGCGACTTGATAGCAGTTGGTGATCTTGGTAGGTACGTACGGAGCACTGATAACGGTGCGACCTGGGGTGCCTTAAGTACAATTAGTGGATGGGCCGGGCCTGTATGGGATATTGAAAGAGCTGCTAATGGTGACCTAGTTGTTGTTGGCGGCAATAGCCGATATTCCCGCAGTACCGACAACGGCCTTACATGGTCTGCGGTGGCTGCAATACCAGGGACATCAATACAGCTTTTCAGTGTCGCACGAGAGGATGGTGGAGCATTAATTGTCGGCGCTGGTAATGGTATGTACTCCAGGAGCCTGGATAACGGCGTGACATGGACGACCTTGGCAACCATGCCAGGGTTGTACGTCAATATATACTCAATATCCACCATCCCTGGTGGTGGCCTTATTTTTGGTTCTGGTACTGGCGATGGCAAATACTGCAGAGATTTTACAACCACGCTGAGAAGGGCCTTGTGTATCCCTGCTGCTCCATCATTGGCACCCGTCGGTAATTTTTACCGGAGTACGAGTGGCGAGCGCATCCCTCTTCGCGGTGGCAGTTGGAGTAACGCTGGCACTGCGGGGCTGGGTGCGTTGGTTCTCAACTCTGCGCGATCGGGTGCGTACAGCTATGGCGGTCTCCGTCTCGCTTATCGTGATCAGTAATCGGTGAACGGACCATCTGTTAATCCCGCGATAGCGGGGTCGTCTCTTCAGTCTGATCTGCTGTTGCGGAAAGAAATCGAAGAGATGATTTTATGGGCGCATAGACCTCTTCAGCAATTCCCTAAGTCCGAGCGGCATGTTTTGGCGGCGGAAATAAGATCAACAATGTATGAGCTGCTTAAATTAGTGATAACTGCCAATCATCGTTACTACAAAAAAACGACAATGCAGGATATGGATGTGCATCTTGATCTTCTTCGCTCACAGGTCCGTATAGCTCAGCAGCTTCAATACCTTAAATTTAAGGACTATGAGTGCTGGGCCAGAAGGTTGGCCGGAGTTGGTAATTTACTGGGAGGTTGGATCAAGTGGGCCAGGCAGCAAGGGGTTTAGCATTAGCATAGATGACCCTCTTCGCGGTGGCAGTTGGAATAACGCTGGCAATGCGGGGCTGGGTGCGTTGAATCTCAACAATGCGCGATCGAATGCGAACAGCAATGTCGGTCTCCGTCTCGCTCTCGTTTAATGCCGGAAGCCTAGTTCGCAAGCGAGCCAGGACAGAGCATAACGAAAGGATGCTGAATCCCCAGTTTTAACTGAAAAAAAATATATTGATGGCGCGTAGTACTGATTGGGAGGCCTGTCATCAATGCCACTGAGTACCATATATGGCTAAGACCTATGCTGACCTTTGGAAAGAGTTGGTTAGTTTTGATTCTCTCTATGCCGCCTATCTCGCAACCCGAAAGGGCCGGAGGCGAAAGATTGGTGTTATGGAGTTTGAGGCGGATCTTGAGGGTAATCTGATACAGCTTCAAAATGAGCTTGTATGGAGATCTTACAGGCCAGGTGGGTATCATAGCTTTTATGTGTATGAGCCTAAGAAGCGAAAAATAACAGCATTAACGCAGTATCGGGACCGTATAGTTCAGCAGGCTATTTTTTCGCTTATTGAACCGATTTGGGAGTCTCGTTTTATCTCACACAGCTACGCATGCCGCGTTGGAAAAGGCACACACGCTGCAGCCAATAAGGTCCAGTTGATGCTTAAAGACTGTCTGGTGACGTATGGTGTTGTCCATGCGTTGAAAGCAGATATAAGCCGGTTTTTTGCCAGTATTAACCACGAAATATTGAAACGCTGTATTAAAAAGAGAATATCTGATCATCACTTGCTTGATCTGATAGATATAATTATCGATGGCTACAGTGAGCCTGACACCCCTGGCGTTGGCATTCCGATCGGAAACTTAACCTCACAGCTGTTTGCAAACGTTTATCTTGATGAGCTGGATCAGTGGGCCAAATGCCGCAGAAGTGAAAAGTGGTATGCAAGGTACATGGATGACTTCGTTTTCATTCATCCCGAAAAGAAGCATCTCCAGGCTTTGCTATTGGATGCTCAGGAGTTTTTGGGCCGCAATCTGGCACTTGATACCAACCATAAGACACAGGTGTTCCCTGTCGCGGTTCGCCATGGTCGCGGGCTGGACTTTGTTGGTTACCATCTTTGGCCTCATAAGCGGCGATTGCGGCGCTCTTCGGTTGCAAGGATATCCCGTAACGTTCGCAGATTATCCAAACTCTACGGTAACGGTTCTGTCGATAACGCCGCTGTCCGTAGCAAGATATTGAGCTATGCCAATCACGCCAGATCCGGCGATGCTATCGGTGCCGTTGAAAAAATCCTGTCCAAGACAACCTTCACAAGGAGATCCACATGACAATGCAGATGCAAGACCAGGTGCAGCCCCAGCCACATGGCGAATGGGCAATTGAGGATATCTCGGCTCGGCGGAAGCTGGCTTATGCCAACCCTTCCAATGGTAGCGATGGACTGTTCGCGGAGGCGCGCAGAATGAAAGATATGGGAGAGTCTGGATGGGAGGAAGTTCAGGCTAGAGCGATTCAGCGTTATGAGGAGATTAAGCTTAGCCTTCCTTGGCCGAATATATAA